AGTCAGATACACCAAATGAGTATCTTTCTCTAGCTTTGTATCTTACGTTACCAGTATCGAAATCACCTTCCATCGCTGTTTTGATAGGAGATCTTTCAAAGTACTTCATGCCGTTAGGTACATCAGTAATGATGTAGAACGCATCTGTGTCAGTTAAGAAGTTATTAACTCTGTAACCTTGTGGGATCATACCCATAGACACGATTGCATTAACATCGTTATCTGCTGTTCCTACTCTACCTTGAGATTTCATTAATCTCTCAGCTGTGAACTGAAGCTCAGAAGGAATAATCATTTTAACACCTCTTGCAGCGATTTTAAGACCTCTTTCGTCTGTCATCGCAGCGATGTCAATTAATGACTGCTCTAATGATGTTTCGTTCAAGTCTGCTGCTGTAGCTAACGTGTTAGATACAGTTCCAGAAACAGTCGGGTGTGCAGTGTTAAATAAAGTTACACCGTCACCTGAGTTGAAGCTTCCAGATGGTAGACCGTTAATTAACGGGTTAACAGCTTTTACTTGTTTTGTGTTCGCCATAGATCTAGCTAACGCTTTTGTATATCTTGAAGATATTTGATCATACAAGTTATCCTCTACCGCTTCCTCAGTTATTGCAAAAGCAAGAGCTACAGTTTCGTGGCTGTATCTCGCAGTGTAAGTTTCTTGAGCATTGTCAAAAACAACTCCACTACCTTCTGGTTTAACTTGAGCTTGAGCGAAGCCTGATAACATCACTTCTTCTTCAAACGCTCTGTCTGAAGATTCTGTGCTGTAGATCTCAGCGTGCTGATTCTCATAACGTTTATATTCAAGGCCGAATAGTGCATTCAACCCTGGTTCTAGTTCTTTGACTAGTTGTCCTCTAGATATTGCCATAGTTTTATACTCCTATTCTATTAGATACCTACAGTGCCTTTTAAGAAGTGTTCGTTAATCGTTACAACCAAGTTAACATTAGCAGAACCTGCTTCATTGTTATCTGGGTCTTTCGATATAGCGTTGATTCTTAATTGCGCCGTAGCTGTTTTCTGATCAGATGTATCAAGTTCTACTTTTGATACATAATCAGGTGATGAACCCGCTGCATAAACGATGTCGGCGTTTAAACCTACATCAGCTGCTGCAGTCGCGCCATCAGCTTGTATTTCAAACCTTTGATACGGATCATCAGATACAAACCCAACAATATCAGTTGCTGTGTTAGATGCATCTAAGTGATTCGCAAACGTAGGCTTGCTTGTTGAAGCGTCAGTAAAGAAAACTCCATTAAGTGATCCTAATAATGTATCAGTCGCTGCTGCTACAGTGATTGTTCCAGTGTCTGCCATTTCGACAGGGTCTTGGAAGTAAATCGCTGAAGCTGATGCTGCGATACTATATTCGGATAAACCTTGTGAGTCTCTATTCTGACCAACTTTTCCGATCGGTTTTAAACCGAACGCTGCGTCTTTATTTGCCATAGTTGTGTCCTCCTATTAGACATTTGTTAAGTTTATCCGGCGGTTAGGAATTGTTAAAAAATTAACTTTTCTTTGAGCCACCGAAGGTTGTGCTAGTTTGTCGATCAATATTGATCGGCATACTACGATGCTGCTCCTTCTTGAGATCGTTATCGATTGCCTCGCTTTTTTCATCGTGCATTTGTCGATAGTACGCATTTCTTTGTTCTGCGATCTCTTCTGGTATCCTTGCCAGCAAAAGGCCACCAACTCCAATAATCCCCTTGTATCTTCCATCATCAACAACCGGGTAATCAGGAAATTCATCAGCTCTCACTAATTCATAACCCTCTCTAAGTTTACCTGTAACATTTCTAGTGTCTTGGTAACCTTGAACCTCGGCTCTGATCCATTTGTAACGGTAACCGTCCTTTGCAGGGGGCGTATCCAAGTTGTTGGATCGTTGCCAAACTTTTGGTCTCTCACTTTTAGACCTTGATTCAGCGGCACGAGAAGCTCTTTTATCGTTTTCGTTTTCCATATGCTTATGCTCCTTCCGTGTTCATTAATCGTTTTTGTTTTGCATATTCATCGAGTGACACACCTAATTTTTTAGCAATTGCTACCTCAGACGGTGTGAGTCTTTGGATTTTGCGACCTGTCTTACTACTACGCGTTGCTGATGCAACAGTTTGAGTAGGTTTATTTGTCGTTTCTTCTTTATTCTTAGCAAATTTGTGAGGGAATTCAATAGCTAATCTTCT